TTTTTTTTTTTTTTTTTGAGTATAGGGTTATATAGCAAACACTGTTGATTCTATACAATAGGTCCTGAACCTACTGATAAATCTAGTGATAAGCTCTAAAATACTACAATATAATAATACTACAATATTACACTAATGTCAACTACTTTTTCTTGTCTTCAACGCTAATAGATAGCTGTGGAGCGTTAATATTGATGTTCTCTACACTCTCCCCTAGTACTTTACCAAGTGAATCTAGTATCTGAGCAGCAGTTTGAAGCTGTCCTTTCCTTACAGCCTGGTCAAACAACCTCATTCTCATCCCCTGGAGTCGTGACACCATCTTCTCTCTATCCTGTTCCCAATCTTCATCGTTCCATTGCTTTACCTTTTTCCAATCGCTCCAAGCTGTATCTATCCCTATACCCTCTCTAGATGAATGTTCATGCACTAACTGTCTGGTAGTTTTACCTGTTAACTGCTTTGAGTACAATCTTTGCCTTCTTGCTTCTATTACTGCGTCAGGTTGTCTTTTCCCACATACTCTCCCATCTCTTAATGCCTCTGGAGAACTAAATTGACCATTTGTATTACGAAGAACAGAATCAGCCACGGACTAAAATACTATTTATACTGAATGATAACCCTAAATCTAGTGTTTAGTCGAGTAAAACACGGAAATTTGTCAAAATTTAAGCTAATCTCTACTACATGAGTACAAAAACAGCCGAAAATCTTACACTTCGATGGGCCCAGGGGGAGGTGTTCAACGCAGAACAAAGATTTAGAGTCCTGGTAGCTGGCAGAAGATTCGGAAAATCCTACTTATCCTGCATCGAACTACTGAAAGCAGCAATAAACCGCCCAGGCGAAACATATTTTTACTGTGCCCCAACCTATCGCATGGCAAAAGACATAGCCTGGAAAGAAATAAAGAAACTCGTACCGCCCCAATGGATACAATCCAAAAACGAAACCGACCTAAAAATTGAACTAATCAATGGATCGCTAATTGAACTAAAAGGAACAGAAAATGCCATGACCCTTCGTGGCCGAAGTCTCGCTGGAGTAGTACTTGACGAAGCAGCCTTCATGGATTCAGACGTATGGTTCCAGGTTATTCGACCAGCATTAGCAGATAAACAGGGTTGGGCACTTTTCATTTCTACTCCCGATGGCACGGCAAGCTGGTTTTACGATTTATGGTGCTACGTTCCAGAAGATATGAGTGGGGATTGGAAGAGATGGAGTTTTACAACTATAGACGGGGGCAATGTTCCAGCCGAGGAAGTGGAGGCAGCGAAGGCCCAACTGGACAAAAGAACATTCAAGCAGGAGTTCGAGGCAAGCTTCGAGAATCTTACGGGCTTGGTGGCGGTAAGTTTTGGTGATGACAATATCAGCAGTGAGGTGGAGGATTTACAAATGTTGCCATTAATTTTGGGATTAGACTTTAACGTAGATCCAATGGCGGAATTTGTGCGGTAAAGCATAATGACTGTCTTTATGTATTTGACGAGATAATGTTGACGGGCGGTGCTACTACCTGGGATTTTGCGGAGGAAGTTATCAGAAGGTATGGGGTAGATAGGCGAATTATTGCGTGTCCAGACCCTACGGGTAGTGCTAGAAAAACAAGTGGAGTTGGAGTAACGGACCACAATATTCTTAGGAGGTCTGGATTTACTGTTATGAGTCCAAAAAGTCCGTGGAAGATTAGGGATAAAATTACTTCAGTTAATACAGCTTTGTATGATGCAAATGGAGCCAGGCGAACATTAATCCACCCACGATGTAAAGAATTAATAAAAGCATTACGAACTTTAACTTACGCACCAAATACGGGTTTGCCTAATAAGAATTTGGGGGTTGACCATGCGTTTGATGCTTTTGGATATTTATGTTTGCAGCAATTTAACTTGGCAAAACCAGAGACACTGGGCCAAACTTCGTTTAGAATATACTAAGATACGCTTTTTTATCATGCCGATGGGGAAAGGAACCTATGGTTCTAAGGTTGGTAGACCTCCAAAAAAAAAAAAAAAAAAAA